GGCTTCGATTGCATCATTTGCGTTTGCGTGTTGGGCGGCATGAGGAACTGCCGCTACGGAATCAGTTCCTTGCGGATTGGTTAAAGCGTCCAAACTAGTTGGGAAATTTGTTGCCATTTACGTATACCTCTTCCCCTATTATACATCAATATCTATTAGTAATTACCACTTACCGATTGGGCATGTAGCATTAGGCAGCTTACTTTTTATAGCCATAATACACCCACATTTTTTGCATTGACCCGTCATTTTTAAGAAATGCTCACAAGATCTGCAGACATCCATTCTATCTTCTGCAATATCCTGCTCTACCCTTCCTATATTTTTGTTTAGAAAGTCCCAGGGCTTTGCCGCCCTATCCTCGCTCATTTTCCTCTACATTAATGTTATGTCCAACTATTGTGTTTCCTGCGGGAACTCTAACAAAGTCAAACTTTCTAGGACCGTCATGATTAGGTATAAGGCTGGCTGATTCTATCTTAACATAAACATCTTCTATTGAATGGTAAGAAGGGTTTTCCTGTATTGCAATAAAGTTTTTTACCAATGATTCATAGAAAGTCGAAGCATCTTCTTCTGAAGAATGATATTTAGAAAACTTAATAGCTAGGTCTCTTAACCTGCCAATTTCATCTGTCTCAAATATCGCTGTTTGATATCTGCCTGCCGCATTTTTAATTGTCTCAATTTTTAAATTTGTTCCAGCAAAGCCAAATATGGCTTGTTTTTTCCATCTAGTTAGACTTGAATCATGCATTATGCGTACTCCTTTTTTTGCCAGCGATTTTTTTTATAATACCCAGAAAAAACATTTTTCTTTCTTTCTTGATCAAATCGTCCTTCTTCTCGTAAATTATTATTTTTTATAGATACCCAGGGTTCTCTTTTAATTGGAATAATTTGAAATATTGGAGTACCAGCTGGGACTATACCCTCAAACCCTTCTTTAACATGAAAGCTAATATTTCCTGGAGCATGATATTTATCTGTATCCATAAATCCAGAAGTGCATATGAAAGGAGACTCTGGTCTATTTATTGGTTGTGTAATTAAACAAGACCATCCTTCGGGAGTTTTTAATCCCCATTGCATTAGCCAAGCGTAGTGCTTTGGGCTATACCCGTCAGGGGAATCTATTTCTTCTATTTGTCTAACCTGAAGCGGAGATAAAGACGATCTCCATTTAATTTCTGGTTGCCCGTTTACTTGAGTAACCTGAAGATCACAATGAAGCAATTGTAAATATCCAGCAGTCATTGCATCAAAATATGGCATGCAATGTTTTAATCCTAGATTAGGAACACCATTTCCTTTGTCGCCAGAAATTCTAAGGTCTAATTCTTTTTCTTTATTTCCATAATATCTTTCTTTTGCTTTCCACATTTCAGATATATGTAGTTTTGCTGGAACTGGCATTGTGGTTAATTCTTCGGCTTGATTAGACCAAGAATAAAATTCTATTTGATTTTCTATCGTTTTATTTTTAAATATCATTGCTCTAATGTATCCTTGTGTGACTCAAAATATGTATAAAACATATTGACCGTATATCTACAGCCTTCTTCTACTTTTTTAACTCCATGAGCATGTTGTTGGTCCCCTGGAAAAAATGCTAACATTTTTCTTTTAATATTTATTGAATGATCATGCTGTGGGAAATATATTTGGCCGCCAACAAAGTCGTCATTTAGGTATAATACAACTCCTATATCTCTCCAATTCCACACATGAGGCTCTAGGCCAAAGTTTTCGTAATCTGCATGAGGTGGTTGTTGTTCTGCTTGTGGCCATCGAATTAAATTCAACGAGTCTGCGTATATTTCTTCTTGAAGTCCCCAAGTTTCTTTTATTTTAGATCTAATTCTTTTTCTTATTGAAACACAAAGATCTATCATTTCAAGGTCTTTTTGGGTTCCAAAACCTTTTTCTTTTAATGTTAAATTTTGAACACCTAAAAATCTTTTTGCCCAGTGTTGTTTTGGGTCTCCTTTTTTATCTCCCTGATCCCACAAATCATTTTCAGTTAAATATTTTTCATATTCTAAAATTGCTAAACATTCTTCGTCTGTTATAAAATCATATATAACAACTATATCTTCTTTAGCCATTATTTGCCTCTTTTTCTAAAACATTTTCACAAAAAGTATGTTCTTTTGCATACGTCCAGAATTCAAGTATACTATATCTGATGCCACTTGTCACTGCTTTTACTCCATGCATATATTCAAATGTAGCTGGGAAAACAATTAATGTATTAGGTTTAGGCTCAATCTCTGTATCTTGCTTTGGAAACCACAGGTTGCCGCCAGAAAATTCATCATTTAAATAGATTAACGATGAAAACTTTCTTTGTGAGGTTCCATTATCTTCTCCATTATTTCCAGTCGAATCTGAATGTGGTGGCTGATCTGGTTGAACAAACGTTCTCTGAAATTGTATGGTCTCGGCATGCAATTCTTTTTCAGGATTTAAATTATTTTCAATTTCTTTTCTAGTTAAATTATGTAGTTTTAACATTGTAATCAAAACTTGCTTTTCTCTTGGGTCTACATTAAATGTATTTACAACCCTCCTATTCCATAAAGGATGATTATTTTTTTGCCAGTCATTTGTTTTTTCTGCAAATTTTCTTAAAGTTAGATAGTCAGACTCTGGTAAAAAATTTTGATATTGAATTATCATTGTTTACTAGCGCAATCTGCACAAATAATGTTGTGAGCCAGCATTCCTTTAGTAAAGTAAACGTCTTTTGGTTCAGTATCAATTGTAATAGTTTGTATTTGTTCTGAAATAAGCTCCTTAGAAGAAATTATTACTTCTTGAAGATTTTCATCAAAAATACTGTCTCCTACGTTAAGATACTCTGCGGCAACAAATTTCCATACAGACTCTCCTGATATTTTAGCAAAAATTAAGTGCTCTTTTGTTATATTAATTAAATTGTTAAATCTATAGTATGAATCAAATGCGTCATATATCTTAGCAGTAACAACAGAGCTAATTTTTTCAATGCCTGAAGTTTCTGATATATTCCAAAAATCTACATAGTTTGGATATTCTTCATCTGGTAGAGTTGGAATAGATGCTCCACAAATAGCATCTCCTATTTGTAGATCTTCCATATTTTTATATGTTCCGCTTGCCATTAATATTTGTGTGCCAAATACGTGGCATCCTCCGCCGCCACTAGGAGGATTGCTATAAGGATTATAGTAAGGTGGAGGATTGCTATAAGGATTATAGTAAGTATTATCATATGGAGGAGGATTGCTATAAGGATTATCATATGGAGGAGGATTGCTATAAGGATTATAGTAAGTATTATCATATGGGGGTGGATTACTATATGGGTTATAGTAAGGTGGGGGGTTACTATAAGGGTTATAATAAGGTGCTACATATGTATAATAAACAAAAGGAACAGATTCTCCATACAGAAGAGTGGTATCTGCAGCTATACCCTGACTTGCTATTCTTGTATCGTCACCAGACGTAGCGGTATTTGAAGAAGACTCAGAATATGAAAATCCACGAGCAGTTAATTCTGTTTGTGCTTGAGATCTGGTTAGTCCAGATAAATTTGGAACTTGTTTTTTACGTCTTCCATGTTTGCCAAATTTTCTGGCCATGTTATGCGCTCAAATCGCCCAATACAACCCAAGAATTAAGTGCTCGTTTAATAAGTGTAGCGCTGCTCCACTGAGTACGTAATTTTAATCCAGGAGTGGCATTAGGGGTAAATGAAGTTCCAGCTATTGTAACTTGTGAAGCCCCTGTTTGCAAAATATCGCATGTAAATCCTACAGGGAAAGAAGAAGAATCTGTTATTGTTAATGTTCCGCCTGCAGACATTTCAATAATTCTATTAGAGTCTATTGGTAAAATAGTGTAGCTTGAAGATTTAGAATTTATTGTCACTACATCCTGAGACTGTACGGAAATTGATCCTGCCATTGATGAATGATATTCACAAGCATAATAAAGACTATCTGGAGCATTTTGAGGAAGCTCTACTAGAATATGACCTGCTTGTGCTCCACCATTTGTTATTCCAGTTGAATATACGTTGCCTGAGCTATAAGCTCCAGATACTGTTTGAATCCAGAATGGGTGTCCTGTGGCATTAACATGAATCCGATACTTTTTACCTTTTTCAAATGTCATAAGGCCGTTAGATACGCCGTTTACTAAATAGGCTCCAGAACCAGAGTTAGTAATATAATAGTCAACCGAAGGATCTGATAAATTTAATTTTAAATCTAATGCTGTTTGAGTCGCTGTAGAAACTGGCTTATTTGCATCAGTTGTATTGTCAACATTACCAAGTCCTACCATTGACTTTGTAATTCCACCTACCGTTCCTGTAAATGTTGGTGAGGCAAGTGGGGCTTTATTACCCAAAGCTGTTGTAATTGTAGCTGCGTAGTTGGCATCATCGCCAAGAGCTGCTGCAAGTTCATCAAGGGTGTTAAGTGCTGCTGGAGCACCAGTTGTTAAAATATTAAGCTCTTGTTGTACAAAGCTTGTGGTTGCAATTTGAGTTGTATTTGTTCCAGTTACTGCTAACGGTGCAGTTGGAGTTCCAGTAAGTCCTGGAGAAGAAAGTGGTGCTTTTAAGTCAAGGGCCGTCTGTGCAGCAGTTGAAACTGGTTTATTTGCATCTGTAGTATTATCAACATTTCCAAGACCAACCATAGTTTTTGTTATACCAGCAACTGTTCCTGTAAATGTAGGGGATGCTAGTCTTGCAATACCTGCTGGAATTTCTGAATCTGGAACTTTTCCACCTGAATCTAGTGATGCTACTCCATCTGCTGATCCCACATCTGCAATTGGTACATAGCCAGTTGTTGCATTTGTTAAAGTATTTGATAGGCTGGTCTGTGTTATAACATCTGGGCCAGTCGCTAAACTTATTGAATTACCGTTATCGCTATATGTAACGGTTATATTTGAATGTGTGCCAGCCGCTAAAGCGGTTGAAACTGCATCTTGAGATAACTCTTCTATTTCTGCAGAAGATAAAGATAAATAGGAAAGAGCTGACCAAACGTTAGTTCCGTTTCCTGCCTTTATTCTATTTAGAGTTGTATCTATTCCAAGTTCGCCAACTTGCAAGACTCTACTAGATGCATTCCACTGTGTAGTTGTGCCTCTTCTTATTTTTATAACTGGCATTATGCGCTACCGCCGTCAACTGTTCCAGCTGCTGGAACTTCAGTTGCTTCTACAGAAAATACAGCTCCATCATATGTATGAATATGATCTAATAGTCCTGTAATTGCTCCTGCTCCAATTGGATTCCAATCGGTACCGTCATAGTATCTTAATTCTTCATCTGTAGTATTGTAGTAAATATCTCCAATACGGGATCCAGAAGGATCGGAAGCAAGGGCTACTGCATGTAAAGGGACTAATCTTTTTACAGACATCTAATGCCCCCTTATCCTACGATTACTACCGTATATGCTCCAGAAGCTGGTGCTGCTGTGAATCCTAGTGTTACAACAGTTGTTGATGTTCTAACAACATCACATTCTACTGTGTCATATGTTGCTGAATCATAAACATTTACAACTACTGTTCTAGATCCCAAATTGTGTGTTACTGGAATCTGAGTTAATGATCCATTACCAACAGTTGAGGTAAACTTACGTGTAATTGCGTGATAATTTGTACCATCATTTGTAAGTGTCCAGTTATCATTTGTTTCATTCCATAGAACTTCTACGTCAGCAGATGCTCCACGCTCTACACGGACACCAGCATCTACTGTTGGGGTTCCTGTAAAGTCGGTATTAAGGTTAATCTTGTTATCAACAATATTTACCTGAGTGGTATTTACTGAGTTGATTGTTCCAGTTACGTTTAAGTTACCGCCAACTGTAAGGTTGTTAGTGATTGTTACGTCATTTGGAAGACCAATTGTTACTGCAGAGTTTTCTGAACCTGAACCTGAAACTTCAACTTCATTTGCTGTTCCAGCAATAGTTGCAATATAGTTTCCAGTTGTCTGTGTAGCAAGGTTAACATTCTTGATTGTTACTGCGCCAGTTGTTACTGTAAAGTCTGCATCTGCAAATGAGGCAATACCCTTATTAGTGGTAGTTGCATCTTCTCCAGATATTGTAATTGTATTATTTGTTACGGCAGTGTCAATTCCTTCGCCACCGCTAATTGTAAATGTGTCTGTTAAAAGACTTACTGTGTCAGCTGTTCCCGTATCTGCAGCAATTGAAAGATTTGTTGCTACTGTTGCAGTTGATGCTGCAGTCAAACGACCTTGAGCATCTACTGTAAAGATAGGAATTGCTGTTGAGGAACCATAAGATCCTGCTGTTACTGCTGTGTTATCTAAATCTATTGTTGTGATGCCTGTGTTATCAACGTATGTTCTTGTTAATCCAACTCCGCCTTCAACGGAAGCTCCGATAATGTCTTGAATTACTTCTTGAGAAGCATTCATTGCTACCCATGGGCCGTTTGGTGATGCTAGTCCATTGTTGTAGTACATCGTGTTAGTTGTTGTGTCGTAATAAACTTGACCTGTTACTGGCGTAGATGGCGCAGTACTAAGGTTTTGAATTCTAGCGTTCTGAAGTTCATTCTTATTAAGATTGATATCAGTTACAAATATTCTTGCCATTTTCTATTCTCCTTTAGGACAGGTAAGCTGTCCCACCGAATGGTTGAGCCATTGTCAGTGTAATTTGGTTAATACTATTATAATCTATTCCTGTTTCTAATATGTCGCCAGCGCTGTTTTTTATAGTAACATTGGGGTTATAGCCCAAATTGTGCGGTATAGCGATGGCATAGTAGTTTCCTACAGCAACGACCTGATTAGTAGAAAACGGATAGGTTAGAGTAGCTGCATTTAGTAGGTAATTTGTAGCACCTGCCCAAGTAAGGTCGGTAGGCTTGGGGCCATAGAATCTTGTTGTATTTTTGTCATAGTAGAAGTCTCCTTCTACACCATTGTTTTCTGCAGGCACTCCATTGCCATTTAATATTGTTTTACCTCTAGGACCTTGAGGTCCAGGAGATGCAACTAAAACATCATTTACTGTTTCAGTAATTACAAGCTTTGGAATGTTGTCGTTGTTTATAATTGGCATTATATGGTTACCGATCTACTTAATGTAATAAAGCCTTCAAGCAATTTTACCTTGTTTGAATTTGAATCTATTACCATTACGTCATATGAAGATTTTGGATAGAATAATTTACTAGTTTGCGTAGGGGTCATCTTAATAGTTAGTTTGCCAAGTGCTTCATCTATAACAATACCTGCGCTTGGTGATGTAAGGGTAAAAGCTAATTTGCTTCCGCCTTTTGTATCACGTACCTGCATTTTTGCGGTTGCGCCAGTAAGTGATATAGGGACACCTGCTGGGTCCTTATACTCTAAGATAAATGAGAAAGTAGTATTTTGGTCTACTTCCCAGTTTTTTTGTCCTGCCATTTGCAAACTCTCCTAATAGGAAAACTCCTATGCTTATTTTAGCACAGGAGTGATCCTAATTGATTTTAAGAATTACTTCTTTGTGAAACCGAAAGCTGGCTCGTTGCTATTAAGTGCTTTAAGAATAACTGGCAGGCATGCTGCTATTCCGCCCTTAAGCAAATCTGACGGGTCAGTATTACCAGTCATATAAAGAGCAATTGCCGCACCCAAAAAGTGACGACCATAACTCGCTAGTGCTGCTAGAATTTTTTCTTGCATTTCTACTAGTCCATTCTTTTTTAGATCTTTTGTCATTTAGATCCTCCTTATTTCTAGGCATTGTGCCCAGTAATTTTGGGGTTTACCCCAATATTTATTATATACCCTTTAGGCAGAAATGTCTACAATCTCACAATTTCCGTCTGACGTACAGGCTAGAGTTTGTGTTCCGCTTGTGCCATCCTCTGTCTCATAGAAAGACAAATCCTCCCAGCGAATTTCCTTGGGCATTTTAGCAACCAAAGACTCGTACTCTTCTTTTGTTACCTCTTGATATGGGGCTTGCTTATAAGAGTGATCTGAGTGCGGCAAGAACGAGATACCAGAAACTTCATCAAAGTTCTTATATACCCAGGCTCCTACCTCCATCCATTCATCTTCTTTAACTGAAACTGTAATTGATGGCTTATGCTCACACCAAGCACGTTGGTAAACTAGCCAAATATTTAAATGCTCAATAGC